CTAATGCTACTAATGCTGTCAATGTAGACTTCTCAGGTAGAGGTTCTATTGCTGAAGGTACAATCCCTCAGTTAGCAGGTATTAACCTAATTAAGACCCCACATCTACCAACTGGTAACGTATCTGGTACTGGTACAGATGCAGGTGGTGCAGGTGGAGCACAAGTAATTAACGCATCTAATACAGTTGCAATTATTGCTCATACTTCTGCTGTAGGTACAGTTAAGTTAATGGATTTAGCTGTTGAATCAGAGTACGACATTCGAAGACAAGGTACACTCATGGTTGCAAAGTATGCAATGGGTCATGGTGCACTACGTCCAGAGGCTGCAGTACAAATTCAAACTGCTTAATTTTAATCATAGCGAGAGTCATTCATTTGGCTTTCGCTTTTTTTTACAGGATTGATTATGTCAACTACACCAACAACAGAACTTGAAGCAGTTAACATCATGTTAGCTTCTATAGGTGAGTCTCCTGTATCTAGTTTAGATGATGCTCAACTTGTAGATGTATCTATTGCCAAGTCAATATTAGATGAAACTTCTAGGGCTTTACAATCTCAAGGACTTCATTGTAATACTGAACATGAATATCCTATTGTTCCTGATACAGATGGACAATTAAATGTACCTAGTAACTGTGTGAAGATAGACACTTCTGGTTCTACTAGTGATGTTGATGTTGTTCAAAGAGGTACAAGATTATATGACCGTAAGAAATTTTCCTTCACAACATTTGATGGAACGTATTATGTAGATATGGTTTTACTATTAGACTTTAGTGATTTACCAGAGCACGTTAAGCGATACATTACAGTTAAATCTGCAAGAAGATTCCAAGGTAGATTTATGGGTTCAGATACTTTAGGTGGATTCTCCGAGAAAGATGAATCAGAAGCTATGGTTTATTTTGAACAATGTGAAGCACAGACAGAAGATAACAATATGTTATTAGATAACTATGATGTTTCTAAAATAATAATTCGTGGAGCACCACGTAGAGCAGTAAGGTGATAATATGCCTCTCGTTAGTACAGGACTACCTAATCTCTTAAATGGAGTTAGTCAGCAACCATCTACGTTGCGACAAACTACACAGGGGGAAAGTCAAATAAATGGTTTTTCATCTATCATAGATGGGCTAATTAAAAGACAACCTACAGAACACGTTGCTAAAATTATAAACTCAGCAGTAAGTGGAGCAGCTATCCACGTTGTAAATCGTGATGAAGCTAACCAATACATTATTGTTATAACTGCAACTAATAGTTCAGCTACTATACAGGCATTTAATTTAGCAGGGACTTCTGCAACTATTAATGTACCTAATGGTACAAGTTATTTACATTGTGCTAACCCACAAACAGATTTAGCTTTTGTAACAGTAGCTGATTTTACTTTTATAGTTAATAAAACTAAAACAATTACTATGAATACTGCTACAGTATCTGGTTCAGTAAGTAGTAGTGTACAAGAATTTGCTGATTTACCTACTAATTCTAATGTAGGTGATGTACATGAAATTATTGGTGACCAAAATAATAACTTTGATAACTACTTTGTAAAAGCATTAAGTTCTAATACTTATGAAGAGACTGTAAAACCTGGGATTATACATCAATTAAATAATACTACTATGCCTCATAGTTTAGTTTTAACTTCAGGTTCATTTACATTTGATAGACAAGCATATTCTAATAGAGAAGCAGGAGATTTAACTTCTAACCCTAATCCTTCTTTTGTAGGAAGAACTATAAACAATATATTCTTCTATAAAAATAGATTAGGTTTATTATCAGATGAAAACATTATCTTTAGTCAGTCATCTGAGTTCTTTAATTTCTTTGCTACAACAGTAACTGGAGTTTTAGATGATGCACCTATAGACGTTTCTGTTAGTCACACTAAAGTATCTATCTTAAAACACGCAATTCCTTTTAATGATTCACTAACATTATTTAGTGACAACACACAATTTAGTATTGAGACTAGTGGAATACTTACACCTAAAACAATATCAATAGTACCTAGTACGGAGTTTGAAAATGATACAAAAGTTTCGCCTGTTGCTTCAGGGAACTACTTATATTTTACGTCTAAGCGAGGAGACTTTACGTCTGTTCGTGAGTATTACGTGGAGAGTGATACAGTCATTGTGGATGCTGCTGAAATCACGAGCCATTGCCCTAAATACTTACCTAAGAACGTGGTTAAATTAGCCTCATCATCTAATGAAGATATATTAGTAGGACTATCAAGTGAAGACCGTTCTAAGTTATACATATACAAATGGTATTGGCAAGGAACAACTAAGCTAGTATCAAGTTGGTCTGAATGGCAAATGCACACAGGCTCAAGTGTACTTGATGTAACAATATTAGAGAACGATTTATTTATAGTAATAAGTAGAAGTGATGGAGTATTCATTGAAAAATTACAGCTTCAATATCCTAATGATTCTGGGCTTACTTTCTGCAGTCGTGTTGACAGGAAAGTTACAGTCTCAGGTTCTTACAGTTCAGGAACAAATACAACAACTTGGACATTGCCATACGTCTATGACGGAACAGTCAAAGCAATAAAGTCTGGTGCATGGTCAAATAGAAAAGGTACTGATATAACGGTAACAAGACCTACAACATCTACAGTTGCTGCTATAGGAGATTATTCTACAGCTACAGTAACTTTAGGAATACCTTATACATTTGAGTATCAGTTTTCAGAGCAACACGTTAAAGAAAATCAAGGTAAACAATCTGTACTATCAGGACGATTACAATTAAGAACTATGAGAGTTAATTATGAAGACTCTGGTTTCTTTAAAATAGAAGTAACACCTGAAGCTAGAGGTACAAACATATATGAATTTAGTGGTAACGTAATTAATAGTCCATCAACAACTATTGAAGACGTAAACATTTCTGATGGAACATTCAGATTTCCAATTCAATCTAAGAATGACAGAGTAACAGTAAAGATAACTTCCGATAGTTATTTACCCTGTTCTTTTCAATCTGCTGAGTGGGAAGGTTTCTATACCATACATTCACAGAGGATATAGATGAATACATACATGATAGATGATACAACTATAGTGAGTATTGTTGAAGCTGACCCTATGGATGCTTTAGTTCTTGCACCACGTTTAAGAAAGCCTGACCTTATTGAAGTAACAGCAATGGGACACACACCTTTCAAAGCACTAATGGAATCTTTTGAATTACCTAATGCTGAAGTTTATACAATATTAGAAACTAAAGCTGAGACACAAGAATCTAAAGTTATAGCTATGTTTGGTATATCTGATTCAGTTGAAGTACCTCAATATGGTGTACCTTGGATGTTAGCTTCTAGTGATTTAGAAGATTACTCAAAACCTTTTCTACGTTACTGCAGAGATTGGATTAAAAAATTAGAAGATAAGTATGACGTTCTATACAACATGGTTCATTGTCAAAATGCTCAAGGCATGAGATGGCTACAATGGTGTGGATTTGATATTAAAACATCACGCACTTATGGTGCAGGGAGTGAAGACTTTTACCTATTTATAAGAGAGAAAAAATAATGTGTGACCCAACAGTAATGGTAGCTATGCAAATAGCAGGAGCAGCAATGTCTTATATGGCTGCTGACCAACAAGCTAAAGAGCAAACTAGAAGAAATAATGCAATAGCTACAGAAGCTGATAGAAGCTATAAAGAACAAGTTAAGATGATTGATAGGCGAATGGATGAAGAAAAATTAGCATCAGTACAAGCTGAACAAGATGTGATGGTAGATGCTAGAAATAAAAAAGCTACAGCCATAGCTTCTGCAGGTGAGTCTGGTGTCGCAGGTATTTCAATAGACAGTATATTACATGAAGTAGATTATCAAGAAGGTACAGTTCTAAATAGAAACCTTACTTCAACTAAAAATACTATTGCTAAACTTAATGACGATAAAACACAAGCATACTCACAAATGGCAGGAAGATATAATTCTTTATCATCTGTACAACAACCATCATTCTTAGGCACAGCTTTAGAAGTAGGCTCAAGTTTATCTACAGAACTTAAATTTGATTCAAACGGTGACTTAGCATTTAGAAACGCATAGGATTTATTATGGCAAAAGAAAGAATACAAACTTCTGATGTAAAAGGTTTTGGTTCATATACCAGTACACCTGCTGCACGTGGTTTAGATACCTTCAGAGGTGCTCCTCAAGTTAACAAAGACAACACATTATCTCAATTAGCTACTGCCTTAAAAGTATCTAGTCAAAATCTTATGAAGACTGCTGTAGATGAAGAGAAACAAAAACAAAGATTATTACTAGCTAAGAAAGAAGTGTTAGCTAAAAGAATTAAAGCAGATTCTAAAGGTAAAAAAATAGATGCTGTAAAAATTAAAGAGTTAGTACCTGAAGCCTCAGAAACAACTTCTATGGCTATTGCTGAATTTATGGGAAACAACCAAGCTAAAGTAGATGCAAATAATTTTATTGAAAGATTAAGAAACGAAGAACCTGATATATTTAATAATAAAGCAGAACTAGATAAAAGGGTACTTGGAGAAAGAAAGAGATTATCTGATATGCACCAAGGTGCTGATTTTTATCAGAGTGGTGTACTTCAAGGATTTGATTCAGTTATAAGTCAAAACAATTCTGCATGGACAGCACAAAGAGCACAGTTTCAATTAGGTGAAGCTAAAAAATATATGTATGGTGAAGTCTATAGAAATCTACAGATAAATGGTGCAAAGGCATTTGAAAACGGTGGGGCTATTGAACAACTAGATAACAAAAACAAAAGAGTATCTCCATTAAATAATGCAGAAATGAAAAAACAAATAGTAGATGCAACTTTAGAATTAGCTATAAATAATAAAGATACAGAGATACTAACTAAATTGCCTAAGAAATATTGGAGTGGTGAAACAGCAGGTAGACTACAGGATACAACAAATAAAATTAATAAATTAAAACTTAGTGATTTTACTGCACAAAAAACTGCACTTGCATATAAAAGAAAAGAGAATCTTAGAAATTCTAAAAATGAAATAATGAAAAATCACCTTGAAGGAAAAACTACTGATGTACCTCCTAATGACCCTAATTATTTTGAATTACAAGGTTACAAATTAACTATTCAAAATACAGCATTAATATCTAAATCTAATAGTGTAGCAGTATCAACAAAGTTAGAGTCATCTATTCTAACTAATACTTCTGAAGGTGGAACTATGAGTAATATTCACTCAAGTCTTGATAATGATGCTTCAGAAAGTGATGTTATTGACCACATCCAGTCTAGAAATGACCTTCATCCTAGAGAAAAAAGTGCATTGATTGCTAAAGTACCAACTTTATTTGAAGGTGCTAATTTAGTATTCAGTACAGAAGTTAATAGAAATTATGACGTAGGAATAAAAGAAGAAATAGCAGAGTTTATGAAGAGTGCATTTGCAGGAGCAAACAAAGCACTTGGAATTAGAACTCAAAGTGTTGTTAAAAATATGTACTACAATACTATAAGCAAACAAGTTAAGGCTTACATAGAAACTAATAATAAAATTCCAAAGGGTAGTGACTTTCTAGAAATTATGGAAAAAGCTGACGTAAAAGCAGGTCAAACTTTAAAGAATTTTATTTTAGAAGCAGGTGGAATTTTAAATGAACCAGTAACTGACTTAACTAAATAATTAAGGATGATTAAATGGCAGAAAAGAAATTATTTCGATATGAAGGAAAGCTATATAGATTAGATAGTTCTCTTTCTGATGATGAAGCCAAAACAAAAATACAAAATCATTTGAAATCAACCCCTACTACAACCACCAACACTACTAACACTAATAACAATTCTCAACAAGTATCAACAAATGAGCCTATCTTTACTGATAGGTTTGAGGATAAAACCCCAGATGAATCTATATATGATGAAGACTTAATTAAAGATGCAAAGTTTATAGAAGCATCAAAGATAATATATAAAATGAATAGAGGTCTTGATTGGGGGGATAAGAAAGCTACAGATTCTTTTGGTAAATCTGACGAAGATGTTGCTAAATATGGTATTGAGATGATGGGTTTCTTTAACTATAACTTACCTAAAATGGCTGTTGATGCTGCAAGAGTGCATGGTGCATCTGAATCACAGAAACGTGCCTTTCTATACTTGATGGAATCTTATGATGACTTAGGTGTATCTTTGGCAGGAACAGGTAGATTTTTTCTAGGAATAGCATCTGACCCTACTACGTGGGCAGGACTAGGAACTTTTGGTTTAGTTGCAGCAGGTGGAATAACTGCAAAGATTGCTACTAAAGAAGGTCTAATGCAACTTCTAAAACATTCTGTAAAAGCAGGAATGTATACAGGAGTAGAAGGTGCTGTTTATGCAGCTACAGATAACGTAGCTAGACAAGTGGTAACAACATCTGTAACTGGAGAAGAGATAGATTCAGGTGAAGTTGCTAAAAGTGCAGCATTTGGTTTTGGATTAGGTAAGGCTTTAGGAACAGGAGTTACCTTTGGTACTAAGTACGCAACTGCAGCTATAAAAGGTAAAAAGTCTAAAGTAAAAACTAATGAAGTTACTGAAGAGGTGACTGAAGAAATTAGTGAAGAAGTTACTGAAAATCTTTCTACTGCTAATAAAATTGTAGACGATACTAGCCCAGAAAAAATTAATACTAAGATGAATGATGTATTAGTAGAGTTAGATAAAGTTGCACCGTCTGGTAAAGTTATGGGATTAACAGAAGACGGAACACAAAGTCTAGCAAAACTAGAAGAAGTATCTAATAATATTCATGATGTATTAATAAAGGCTAGTGCAAAGAGTCCAGATGAAATTGTTGACTTTCTTAATAAATCTAAAATGGGAGAGAATCAACAGCAGGTATTACAAAAATCTTCACAGACTATTGTAGATAGATATAACCAACAAACAGCAGAGTTAGTTAAGTTAGCAAGAAAAGAAAATCTTACACCTACTGAAGTAGAAAAGATAAGAAATACTGTAGATAAAATAGAAAAACTAAAAGCCCCAATAGATAATATTTATATAGGATTATCTGCATCTGCAGCTAGAAGACTACGTCAAACTCAAAAAAGTAGTACCACAGGTGAAGGTAGAGGTTTATCTATAAATAACTTAATGGCTGACGAGGGTTTAAATAGAAGTCAAGCTGAAATAAGATTCTTAAATATTATGGAAACAGCTAATAAGAAGGCTGACCTTGACGTAGAAGTTAGAAGATTAAATACACAGATTGAGGAAGCTAATGCTTCAGGTAGACATTTAGAAGCTAAAGAGTTACGTAGAGAACGTGACTTACTAGTATCTGAAATTAAAGATGAAGTGTTATCTCAGAACCTTTCTGCAAAAATAGGAAGAGGGGCTAACGTAGCCTTAAAAGGTGTTAACGAAATTATTATTGGTAATGTACACATTACCAATAGATCGGAAGAGCACACGTCTGAACTCCAGTCACTGACCAATCTCGTATGCCGTCTTCTGCTTGAAAAAAATAAGTACCCATTTT